TCTTGGTCTGCAAATGCAGGATATGGGTGTTTGTTGCTGCGTGTAACAGGGTAAGGATGAATTCGCCTTGGGTCATTTGATCGCTCCAATGTGCTTGAGTACTCTCTCGGCTGCTTCTACTCGCCAAGGCTTGAGTAACGGGTTATTGGCGATTTTATGCCACTCTTGTACTTGGCGATACCACGCTTGGTCAAAGATCTTTGCTTTTTCTCTTTTTGACTTATCCCCCTGATCCAGCCATGTGTGGCACTTGTAGCACCCCCACACGCTCATGCAGTCGTCAGCCTTCAGCCCCTTGCCTTTGCCGTGTATCAGTTCATTTGAATGGCAGGCCACTGTTGTGCTGCCCTCGTCACCATCGCAGTACGGGTGGCAGTTGAGCAGGCATGGCTGTCCTTGCGCCAGCTTTAGTAAATCAGGATCACGGTACATTAACTCATCGCCCTTGCTTCAACACGCATATTGAATTGTTCAACCTTGTACTTCTCAAACGCCAGCTTGGCTGCTTCCATTTTCCATTTCAGGGTTTCTTCTTGTTCGACAGCTTCACGCAAACCACCAAGCAAAGCAATGTAGTCAGGATGTGCATAGGCATACGCTTCTTTCGCACCAAGAGTTCCGCTTTCCTGTGACATCAACAAGCTCTTCTTTGAACGCAAGAATTGCTCAATAAATGAGCGTTCTGCCTTTGCTTTGGCATAGTTAGGTGCTTCAAATCTAATGAAATCAATGGCTTTTTGTGCTTCTTCTTCAGTCATTTTTGTCCTTCCAGTCTTTTAAGGCTTTTTTGCCCATGTCTGTCAATATGCTGCCTGAGTTCACCAAACCTCTACGCCTGAGTGACCAATATGTGTTCCATGAACCAGGCTTTTTGTTATCCAACTTAAATTTCCAACCCAAAGCAAAATGCTTCAACATAAATACTTGATGTTGGCTAAGTTGAATTTTTGCCATTTTTACTCTTGACCTTTCAATTTCAATCCATGTTCAGCCATAGCTTGTTTAATAAACTGAATTCCTTTTAAACCAAGATTCGGGACTCGTCTTAAATCTCGCTCAGTCCAAGCGCACAATTCTTGTTTGCTTAGGATATTTTCTGCCTGTAAGCATCTGAAATATCTAATTGGTAAGTCAAGTTCTTTTAAATCTGCGGTTTTATAACGCTCTTGGCGTTTTTCTTCCTCTTCCCACTCTCTCAATATTTGCTCACGGGCTTCAATCATTGCTACCGCCATTCTGAAAGACGAATTAGCCAATGAAAATCTATCCATCATCCCATTTTTTTGTATTTGAGCTGTCATTGCATTCGTTGCAAAATGGTCTAGTAATTCTTCTTTAGTCATGATTCTTTTCCTTTAACTTTGCTTCTACCAATTTACCAAATACAACAGGGTTAATGAGTGTTTTTGATAATTCTTCCCACTTAATGCAGTGTTCATTCCATAAATTATTTAATTCTTGTTCTGTTAAACCTACCCACTCTTTCTTTGGCTTGCGGTAAACAGGTTGCCCAAGATGTTCTTCTATTTGCCTCTTACGCCACAAGCTTTCTTTCTCGATTCTTACAAATTCATCGTCTTCGTCTGTCATTTTTTAATTCCTTTTTTAACCATTTGTAAAAGTTGTCTGTTGTCTTTGCAGGATCTGATCTACCCGGTTTAGTCCTGTACTTGTGCCCCTTCTTTTCCTTTGGATACCAAGGTGCTCCGGGTGCAAGTACTGTCTTAAAAACCATTCTTGTCCTTGAGTTTGGCTTCGATGGCTCGGGCAAAGTCTTGCGTCCAACTTCCAAAGATAATTCTCCATTCCTTACATAACGGTTCTAGTTCCTCATCCGTCAACCCAACCCATTCACGCTGTGCTGCGGGTAGTTGCTGTGGCATCTCCATCAAACGCTCGTCAGACACTCCTACCCAACCACGCTTTTTTGCCTCTTCGTATGCCTGCATCCCTCGCTCCCCTATGCCTACATTGGTCTGTGTGAGAGTAAAGTGGCACAGCCCAGTGCTGCACACAAACTCTTGTGGTTGTGGGGTGGTGTAGATGGCAACCATGCCTTCACCACCCTCATACCAAAGATTGACGCTTCGGCAGTTGTGTGGGTATTCGCTATGGCTTTCAATGTCTTCGATCTCTAAGTAGCCAAAAGGCTCTTGCTTCTCTGCCTCTGCGATGGCTTGACACAAGATGTGGTCAGCCATTTCGTAGTCATGTTTGTCCATTGCCTCAACAGCATTTCGCATAGCTTCAATGTGTGACATACGGTGCGTCCTCCTCATTGGCAGGGTTGTACTTAGGTAGCCTGTGATCGCTTGGGATCGGCGTTAGAGGGAATGGCCAGTTCATATCAATTCCTTTACAAATGCTTGTCTATCAATGCTTGAACACCCTTTTCGATGTCCCCATCACCCATTTCTTTGAGTGATAGTGTTTGTATGTTATTTAACTTTACTACAATGGTCAAGCCCTCTTTTGGGGTTTGTTGTATTTTTTCCGATGGTCTGCCAGCACCCTTACGCTTGCCACCCCTTGGCTTTCGTGGACCAACAAATTGATCCCACCACCAATCCGGCCTTTTCATGTACTTTTCGTAATGCGTAAGCTTTTTGGGGTTGTAACCAATGTCGTCCCAATCAGTCAAGCTGCTCCCTCCTCAAGTACTCGGCCAATAACAAAGCTTCAGCCCTGCCGTTGTCCTTTTTTCTTGTCAGCGGTGCTTGCGGCCAAAGCTCTCTTGCCAGCGATAGGCTCTTATCCTTGTCAGAATCGAGTTTGAGGGCCTTTTTCCATCTCTGAGGGGTAACTATGTGCCAAGGGCAATTGAGGCGCTGTGCGAGGCTTATAGCGGCTCCAAAGGACATTCCAAATTTAAAGCTGGATGACACCCCTTGGCCGGGCATGCTGTGAACAGATTCCACGATGACCTGAAGGTCTTGTCGATCACGGGCTTGGCTGATCTCTGCAAAGACAGCGTTTGTCAGGATGAACTGGTGGTCGTTGAGCATGTCCCCACAAGAAATGTAGTCGCCCTTGTGATTGATCATGCCCCAAGCCCCTGTGAAACCCGGATCGATGCCGAGGTACATCATGCCGTTTCCTTTGCTATTACCCTTACACGCCTGTGAATGATGCATTCAGACACATAGTCAATACACCTCTCAAGTTCTTTGACCGTCGTTTCCTCTAACTGTTGGTCATGCACCGCCATCGCCAGTTTGACCGCCTGTAGTTCAGGACCCGTAAACACAAAGCTTTTGCCGCTCACACCACGTTTTCCCATGTTGTAAACAGCGTCCTGTGCTTCCTTTATCTCCGGTAACCAGTCACCACCCTTTGCCGGATAAAGGTAAGCAATGGCTTCGGCTTGGTTGAAAGCATGAATTAGTACATCAACATGATCTCTGTCACCTCTGCCAAACATGATCTCGTCAAAGGCTGCATGGTTCTTTGCTATCAGGGTTGTGCCAGCGTTTGGTACTTTGGCTACAGGTAGTAGACCTGATTTGACATAGGTCATCACATCAAGTCTGATGCCCTTGGGTTTGTATTTGGAGCGTTTTTTCATTTTCTTGCTCGGATGTCTTCAGCACAATGTCTTGGCTCAGTTGCAGGAATATCTTGCAATTCGTCACACAACTTTGCACACGCCTCACGCTCACGCTCTGCTACCAGTTTGGCAAAGGATTGAAGTGCCTCGTAAGTCCAAAGGCGATACCCTTCTTCGCTTGTATCTAGTGTCTTTGAAATTTGTCTAGCCATCTCAATGATTTCATCTTGTCTCATCTCATTTCCTTTTTCGATTCATCTATCTTTACTTTTACAAGTTCAGGTAAGTTTTTGAACAACCCAGAATCATCTTCTCGTAACAAACGGACTTGATGACGTGCGTGATCGATAGAACCGGGATTCATCGCCATAGTCGCATAGTGATCGGCTAATCTCTGGATCAGTTGTTCGTACATCTATATCGCCTGTTTTTATCAATGCTTGGTTGATTAACCTTAAAGGGACTAATCTGTCGTGTTTTGCTTTGTTTAACAAAAGGTGTGCTTGTTCTTTAGTCATGGCATAGCCTTTGCAAAACTGTTTCTCAACTCGGCCAAGTCAGCCAATGCTTTACGCTTTTGTTCTTCGGTGTACTTAACTGTTGGGTTGTAGGACAACTGCACCGCATCAGGCACAGGCACTCGAGGACCATCTTGGCAAATTTTTCGGAACTGCAACGAGGACGGTGGTCGATCAGGGTTGAGGTGGTCCAAGGCATAGTCCATACTGGGTTTGTAGGTCAAGAACTTGCCCAACGTTTGCATCCACTCTGAACGAATGAGGTTGGCATCGATGCCTTCCCATTTGCGAGCAAAGTCGTTTCCGTAGATAGCATTCATACGCCCGAAGATGTAGTCAAAGCCAACATCTGCTTCACAGTAATTTGACATTGTTAACCTCCAGTACATTGTCATCAGGTTTAGCCCAGAAAGGCTTGGGTGCGGTCAGACCACGGGTAAGGGTAGACATGGTGTTTGACAGGCGTTCGGCATTGGTCTGCTTCTCTTTCATCCACTCTGCCTTAAACGATGCCCAGTTCCTCAAGCAACATTCCTTGATGGCATCTTCAATCGACCATCCAGCTTTCTGACATTCGTTGACAAACAACTTCCAAGCTGTAGCCGTCAAAGGTGCTTTCTTCGTTTTGCGAATCTTTAACCAATCCTGCCAAACAGAAACATCAAGCCCGTCAGGGCATGCAACGACAGTTGCCTTCTTCTTGTGTTCTGTGTCTTGTGTAATGTGTATTGTGTCTTGTGTAGCATTGCCTTCGGATTGCGTTCGCAATGCGTTCGCATTTTTAGCCTTATTCCATCTAGCTTCAGCGCTTGCTCTTGCCTTGGCAGATTTGTCACCAATTCTAGAAATCTCGTATTCAGCCCTCTTGGAAAGCCAACCTTTCTTAGTTAACTGAAAGAATTCTTGTAATACGGTCGCAATGCAATCGCTATGCGAACGCATCCTGATTTGCCTAGCTATTTCAGGTATGTCATCAGGAATAGGGCATTCGTGAAGATAGTACCAATCGAGCAAACGCCGATAGGCAAGGTCTTCCATCTCAGAAAGATGTTCTGTGTGACTTTTGTAGTCGCCAATATTGAATTGATAGTAGTGCATTCAGTCCCCATTGGTGGACAGTCCCAGTATGGAAATTACCGGGTGGTATCCACACCTTTTGCGGGTGTTAAAAACGGCATCTGGGGCCGTCCCCAATGAGGACTAACCAGATACCACCATTTACGCTTTCCACGGCGCATTTTGATGATATCACGATTCTGTGATGATCTTGGCTCGTTGCATGTCTTGGAGCATCTCCATGAACATCAACGCTACCTGATGTGCTTTGCCTTCTTCTTGGTCAGCAATGATCTGCACACCAAGGGTTCCGTCTTCTTTGTCTGTCAGGATGATGTTTACTTGGCTCATTCTTCTTTCTCCATAGGTACATCACGCCATTCGGCTTGCGGTTTGCCAGTAAAAATGTCGGTGATGTCTGCTTCCCACAATTGCTGAAGAACACGAACAGTACTTCCGTAATTGGTTCCAATAACAGGCACAAAACGCTCAACAAAGCGCAATTTAGATGTTGGTGTCATTTCTTAGCCTCCCAAAAGGCAATAACCTTGTTGATCAACCATTCATGTGCTTCATAAAGAAACATCAGCCCTGCCCAAAAACAAGACAAAGCAATAAACATTGTCAGCAGCGCCAACACTGCCATAAAAGTATCCCAAGCCATAGACCAAATCATTTCATTTCCTTATCTAATTCATCCAAACAACGGCGTAAGTACACCGACAAATCCAATGCTTCTTCATAGGCATGTTGCAGCCAAGCACGGTACAAAAGTGGGTTATCCTGCACCGAAATGCCGTACTTAGACATGCCAAACGCCTGCCGTCTAGCAATGTCCTCACACACCTTAGCTTCTGTACCTGTAACCATCATGCTTCCTTGACAAACACGCCGTCAGCATTGAGGTAGCCTTTGCGGTCTTTGATTTCTTGATAAGCACCCTGAAAACAGGTTACCAAGTCTAGGTCAGCACAGGCACAGCCCATGACAAGAGTGACAAGAATGTCTCCGTAAGCATCTGCCATAGCTGCTCGATCTCCTGATCGGATGGCATCCTGAAGTTCATCAAGCTCCTCCTGAGTCTTGATTGCTTGGGCTGCTGGGGTGCTGTTCTGCACTATTCCCCTTGCCTCGCCCCACTGAACCACTTTCATATCTATGTCTGCGTAACTCATCGTCTTCCTTTACATCTCGTCCAAAAATCGCATCCCAACGGTTTGCGTACTCTTCATTGCTTACAGAAAAAGGTCTGGGTTTACTTCCCTTGCTCATTGAACCACT